TGGTATCAAGCGATTTTTGTTGGAGTAATTGCATCTGTCTATGGACTTAAGGCAACTCATTTGATAAAAGGAAAATAATGTTTAAAAAATTAATAGAGAAATCATTTGGTAAATTTTGTAAATGCAAAATGGAAGAAATAATAATTAAAAAACCAATTTCTTGTATGACCCATTCTAGATTTATGAAATCTTGTGTAAATTGTATTAGAGTAATTAAAACAGGAGTATATTAATGTCTAAAAAAGGATTGTACGCAAACATACATGCAAAAAGAGCTAGAATAAAAGCTGGGTCAAAAGAAAAAATGAGAAAACCTGGTTCTAAAGGAGCTCCTACTAAGAAACAATTTAAAAAAGCGGAAAAGACAGTAAAGAAAAAATAATGGCTAAAACTCCAGCATGGACTAGAAAAGAAGGTAAATCAAAGTCGGGTGGTTTAAATGCTAAAGGTAGAGCAAGTTATACAAAAGGTACATTAAAAGCACCTAGTAAAAAAGTTGGTAATAAAAGACGTGCATCTTTTTGTGCAAGAATGGGTGGCATGAAAAAAAAACTAACCTCTGCTAAAACGGCCAGAGATCCGAATAGTAGAATCAATAAATCTCTGCGAGCATGGAACTGCTAGAAAGGCAATAATGGATGATTTATTTCTTATAGATAAATTACAAAAAATGTTAAAAGAATCCTACCAAAGAATAGGAGATTCAATGGTTGCTGGTGGGGTTGACAATATGGAAAAATACAAATATATGTTAGGACAGGCACATGCCTATCAATACATTCAACAGGAAATCTCTAACCTGCTAGAAAAGAAGGAGCAAAAGGACAATGACAACTACAACGAACCAAACATCTTCGACATTAAAGGAAGAGATCCCAACGCATAAAAATGCTTTGGAAGAAAAATACAAAGAAACAAAAAATACTAAAGTAGAAAAAGATCTTTCTAAAACACCACAAGATAAACTTCCTCAACCAACAGGTTGGAGAATGTTGATTCTTCCATTTAAAATGAAAGAAAAAACTAAAGGTGGAGTTTATTTAGGAGATCAAGCTATAGAAAGATCACAAGTTGCATCAACTTGTGGATTAGTTCTTTCCATGGGGCCACATTGTTACGACAAGGAAAAGTTTCCTGAAGGCCCGTGGTGCAAGAAAGGGGATTGGGTAATCTTTGCAAGATATGCAGGATCCAGAATTCTTATAGATGGGGGTGAAGTAAGACTTCTCAATGATGATGAAGTTTTAGCAAGAGTGGAAGACCCCGAAGATATATTCCATCAATATTAACAATTCATAGGAGGATACTATGCAAGATCAAGAAAAAAACACAGTAGATATAGATACATCAGGTCCTGGAGCCGAGGTTCTGATTGAAGAAATCAAAGAAACAACTAACGAGGTAGAAGTAGCAGATGAAACAATTAATGAAGACAGTAATAAGTCCAGTGATACAGTTGAGAAATCTTCTGAGCAGTTGGATGTTCGAGTTGAAGAGAACAATAAAGAATCAGAAAACACGGATCAAGGATCTAAGGAAAAAAAGAAAAAAGAATTAGAAGATTACTCCGATGGAGTAAAAAGAAGAATCGCTAAGTTAACTAAAAAAATGCGTGAAGCAGAACGAAGAGAAGAAGCTGCAATAGAGTACGCAAAAAAAGTTACCTCTGAACAAGAACAACTTAAAACAAGATATTCTAAATTAGACACAGGTTATGTTTCTGAAATGGAAAATAGAATTAAGTCTTCTTTAGAATCAGCAGGATCTAAACTAGCTAAGGCTAGGGAAGAGGGTGATCTTAAAGCAGAAATAAGTGCTCAAACTGAAATATCTAAATTAGGTTATGAAGAAGCTAAACTTTCTGAAATTAAATCTAGACATGTAGAAAAAACAGATAGAGAACAACAAGGTAGAGAGTTAAATTCAAATGGCTCTAGACCTATCAATCAAACGCAAACTCAAGAACAAGCTATCAATCCTGATCCAAAAGCTCAAAAATGGGCTAATGAAAACTCATGGTTCGGTAATAATGAGGCTATGACCTATACTGCATTCAGCTTACATAAGAAATTAGTTGAAGAAGAAGGTTTTGATCCTCAAACAGAAGAGTATTATTCTGAAATAAATAAAAGAATAAGACTTGAATTTCCTCAAAAATTTGATAGTGTGGATGAACAAACGACTTTAAGACCTACTCAAGTTGTAGCTTCGGCTAACAGAACGAGTAAGCCTGGTCGCAAAATTGTGAGGCTCACACCTTCACAAGTAGCAATTGCTAAAAGAATAGGTGTGCCACTCGAAGAGTATGCGAAACAGTTAAAAAAAATCACGAAGGAGGTAGTATAAGCATATGAAAAAAATAGAAAAAGACAACACCCCAAGTCGTGCGAGTCAAACTAGAGTTAAAGAAGAACGAACAAAAGTTTGGGCTCCACCATCATCTTTAGATGCACCCCCTGCACCGACAGGATTCAGACATAGATGGATAAGAGCAGAATCTATGGGTTTCACCGATACTAAAAATATCGCTGGAAGATTAAGATCAGGCTATGAATTAGTTAGATCAGATCAATACCCAGATTCAGATTATCCTGTGGTTGAAGACGGTAAATACAAGGGAGTGATCGGAGTTGGTGGCTTGCTGCTGGCAAGAGTACCTGAAGAGATTGCAAAACAAAGATCTAAATACTATTCACAAAAAGGTATGGATCAAGATAAAGCAGTAGACAACGATCTTTTGAAGGAACAGCATCCAAGTATGCCTATCAATGTTGATAGACAGACTCGTGTAACTTTTGGTGGTTCTAAGAAAAGCTAATTTTTTAGTAATTATTAAACCAACAGAATTATTAACATTAACCCGTCTGTAATTTTTTAAATTACGGACTAAATGGAGAAACAATATGGCAAACCAAGACGCAGCTTTCGGTATGAAAGCTATCGGTAAAGTTGGTCAGAATCCAGATAATCAAGGATTATCTGAGTACAGCATATCTGCTTCTGCAACAGCTATATACCAATGGGACCTAGTCAAAATGAAGGCTGACGGTTCTGTTGAAGTAGCAGGTGCAGGCGGAGGAGTTGTAGGATCACTTAACGGTGTATTCTATACTGACGCTTCAACTTCAAAACCAACATGGGCTAATCACTTAGCCGCTTCTAACGCTGCAACAGACATCGTTGGATTCGTAAGTGACGATCCTTATGAAAGATTTGAGGTCCAATCTAATAACGCAGGTGCATCAGCTCTAACTGATATCTTCAATGTTGCAGATATCGCTTACGTAGCAGGCTCTACTCCAGATTACGTATCTAAAGTAGAACTAGACGACAGCACATTAGCAGCAGGCTCATCAGCAACGCTTCAAATATTAGGAGTATCGAAAGATCCTTCTAACAATGACGTAGCTTCAGCCAATGTTAACTGGGTAGTTAGAATCAATGAACACCAATTCGCATTAAATGCGAATGGGGTATAACAACTGAATAGGAGATAAAACATGGCAATATCAAGATCGCAGCTAGTTAAAGAACTAGAACCAGGTTTGAATGCACTATTCGGACTTGAATACAAACAATACGAAAACCAACACGAAGCTATTTATAGTAAAGAAACTTCGGACAGAGCTTTTGAAGAAGAAGTTATGTTATCGGGTTTCGCTAATGCACAAGTAAAACCTGAGGGTTCTGGTGTAACTTTTGACAATGCTCAAGAGACTTACACAGCTAGATACACTCACGAAACTATAGCTTTAGCATTTTCAATTACTGAAGAAGCAATTGAAGATAACCTATATGACAGACTATCGTCTAGATATACAAAAGCGTTGGCTCGTTCAATGGCAAACACAAAGCAAGTGAAAGCTGTTAATCCACTAATCCAAGGTCTTCCTACAACGGATGCTTTTGATTCTGGAGATGCAGTTTCATTGTTTAATACTGCACACCCAACAGTAGCGGGTACAGTATCTAACACTTTGGCAACTCAATCGGACCTTAACGAAACTTCATTAGAGCAGTCGCTTATCGACATTGCGGCTTTCACTGATGAGAGAGGTTTAAAAATTGCAGCTAAAGGAATGAAAATGATTGTTCCTTCTGAGCTTCAATTTACAGCAGATAGATTAATGAAATCTACTCTTAGAGTTGGAACAGCTGATAATGACATTAATGCAATCAAATCTATGGGGATGATACCTCAAGGTTATGTAGTGAATAACTATTTAACTGATCCTGATGCATTTTACATCATTACAGATGTGCCTAATGGAATGAAGTACTTCGAAAGATCATCTATTTCCACTAAAATGGAAGGTGACTTCGACACTGGAAACGTAAGATACAAAGCTAGAGAAAGATACTCTTTTGGAGTTTCTGACTTTAGAGGTATTTTTGCTTCTGAAGGTGCTTAATTCTAAGCATAATTAATTAAAAAGGGGCGCTCTTGAAGTGCCCCTTTTTTTATGGTAGAAAGAAAAAATCATGAAAAACTTCTTAATTAAAATTAGAGCATATGGTTATATGACTCAATTTACAGTTATGGCAAAAGATGAAGCTACATCTTTAGAAAACGCTATAGTTGACAAAATAGGAGAAAATGATATTAATTGGGAAGCGTCAGGGTTTTATGCTTTGGCAAAAACATGGTTAACATTTGAGGAGATCAAAGATGAGCCACTTACAAGACCTTTACAAACAGAAGAGGTCATTGGAGTTAAAATGGGAGCAGGAACATCTATCTGAAGATAGATACACTCTCGATATGGTTAGAATCGATAAAATGGTTCGAGACGTTATAAATCATATCAAAATGGCAGAAGCTAAAGAAGCTAGCTTGGCTGCTAAAGTGGAAGGTTCCGCACCACAAGTTTCCGTAGCTACTTAATAACAAGCTACATTGCTGAAATCGCACTTTCACTATAGAATCTCTTGCACTCTATTTAAAAATCATATATATTTTAACCACTATACATAAACAATAAAACAAGTGAATATAGACGCGTATAGTCGACATCCCTAGAGGACTATATTTACATATTCTAGGAGGAATATAACATGGCAAACACAACATTTTCGGGACCAATAAAAGCGGGAACGATAAAAGATACAACAGGAACAACTGTTGGCACAGACGTAAAAAACACAGGTTGGGTAGTAATGTCTCAATCAGCAGAAGTTGTTTTTGGAGCAGACGGTAGTTCAACTGTTATTGGTTATTTACCAGCTAACAGTCAGGTTTTAGAAATAACAACTGATATAACAACTGCATTTAACGCAGCTACAACAAATACTTTTGATATAGGTACTGTTGCAACTGTTAATTTGTTTTGTGATGCATTAGCTGCAGGTACTGTTGCAAGAGTACTAGCTAGTTCAGATGCTTCTCAAGTTGGTAATTATATGGACGTTGGAACAAGTGATGTTTCAATATTATGGACTTATAATCAGTCTGGCACAGCGGCATCCGCTGGTGCAGCTGACGTTACTATAACTTATCTTCAAAATAGAGATATATAAATAATTAAAGGGGCCCTTCGGGGCTCCTACAAACTTTAAGGAGAAAAAACATGGCAGGCAAAAGTGATATACAAGCAACTAGATCCGCTGCAGCAGCAGGTGCAACAGCAATTGTAGCACCCCCTATAAGACTCCGAGGTATCTCGGTATCCTCTGATGGTGGTGGAGCAGGTGTTTTAGAATTAACTACAACTTCAAATTCAGGTGATACTTTATTATATGTGGATGTTCCAACTGGAGATGTTTTTACTTTAAATTTTCCAGAAGATGGAATTTTATTTCCAAAAGGAATTTATTGTAAAACTAAAACTAACGTTACAGCATATACATTACTTACAGATAAGTTTTCTGGTCCGAATTTAACAGCTTAGGAGTCTAAATGGCTAATACTACTTCTGAAACAACTACTTTTGATAAAACTTTTTCTATCGATGAAATTATAGAAGAGTCTTATGAAAGATTAGGATTACAAGGAGTATCAGGTAATCAATTAAGATCCGCTAGACGTTCTTTAAATATTATGTTTCAAGAATGGGGAAACAGAGGTCTTCATTATTGGGAAGTAGCTAATAATAGTTTTACACTTGTTCAAGGTCAAGCGGTTTACACAATGTATAGATCTACTGCGGATGGTACTTCAGATACTACCGCTGTTTATGGAGCATCTGATATTTTAGAAGCTAATTATAGAAATGCATCTAGTGTTGATTCACCTTTAACAAAAATAAATAGATCTACTTACCAAGGACTTTCAAATAAAACTTCTCAAGGCACTCCTTCACAATATTTTGTTCAAAGATTTATAGACAAAGTTACAATGACTTTATATCAAACTCCAGGATCGGGTGTTGTAGGACATCTTATTAATTATTACTATGTTAAAAGAATTGATGATGTAGGAGTTTATACAAATGCAACTGATGTGCCTTATAGATTTGTTCCTTGTATGGCTTCTGGATTAGCTTTTTATTTATCTCAAAAATTTAAACCTGAATTAACTCAAAACATGAAAATGTTATATGAAGATGAATTAGCTAGAGCTTTAGCAGAAGATGGTTCTTCTTCAAGTACTATTATAACCCCTAAAACTTATTATCCATCCGCATAATGTCTAATCTTTCAAAAGGTAAATTCGCACAATTTATATCAGATCGTTCAGGACAAGCTTTTCCTTATAGTGAAATGGTAACAGAATGGAATGGGTCAAGAGTACATATTTCAGAATTTGAACCTAAACAACCTCAGTTAGAACCTAAACCGCATGGTGGTGATCCACAAGGTTTACCTAATGCAAGACCAGCTAGAGTAGAACCTGCAACACAAGATTTTTTACCTGATCATCCTTTTACTACAACTTCAAATACAGTTTTAAAAATTTCTTCTCCAAATGGTGACCTTGAAGTAAATGATTTTGTAAGATTTAAAGATGTTAAATCTCCAGTGGGTGGAGTACCTATAACTACATTACAATTATCTACAACTTTAAACACAGCTATTTCAACTACGGATAAAACAATTATTTTACAAACAGGAACAGCTTTTCCAAGTTCAGGTTATATTATCATTGAAAAAATTTTAACTTCTGCTGATACAACAGATCTTTTAAAAGTTGGTACTTATCAAAATGAAGTTATTGAATATACTGGAAGAACAGGAAATAATTTAACAGGATGTATTAGAGGAACAAGTGCACCTTATAGAGGTGTAACTTACGGTAATACGACTGCAGGAACTCATCTTATTGGAGCTAAAGTTTATGGTTCTTATAAAGTTATTTCTTTAAATACAAGTTCAGAAAATAACCCTGGTCAACCTACCACTATTACTCAATTTGATGGTATAAATTGTACTTTAGTAAATGCTGCAACAAGTAGTGAAAAAGGAGGCGGTTTTCAGTGTACAATTGGACCCGTTAATGATAGGGCTTAATTATGTCAGGATTTACATACGCAACATTAACAGCAGCAATTTCAAGTTATACAGAAGTAGATACTAATGTTTTAACATCTACTATAACTAATCAAATCATTGATAATGCTGAAATGAGAATTTTAAGAGATGTACCTATTGATGCATATAAAAAACAATCAACAGGTAATTTAGTTACAGGTCAAAGTACAATTAACGTACCTGCCGAAACTTTATTTGTTAAAGGAGTACAAGTTTATACTTCAACATCTGCTTCTACGGGAACTAATACTTGGTTAGAAAAAAAAGATGAAACTTATTTACAAGAATATATACCAGCAGAAACATCCACAGGAACACCTAAATACTATGCTATGTTTGGTGGAGCTACTGGTGTAACAGATACTACTTCTGGAAGATTATTTTTAGCCCCTGTACCTGATTCGACATATGTATTTAAAATTCATTATGAAGCTATTCCAACGGGTTTATCTAGTTCAAATACAACGACTTATATAAGTCAATACTTTGGAAATGGTTTATTATATGCGTGTTTATCAGAAACTTATGGTTTTTTAAAAGGACCAACGGATATGTTGACACTTTATGAAAATAAGTATAAAGAAGAAGTACAAAAGTTCGGATTAGAACAATTAGGTAGACGTAAACGAGACGATTATACGGATGGGACGGTAAGAATACCAGTACCTTCACCAACACCGTAAACAAGGAGATTTATTATGGCAATATCATCAGCAATATGTTCAAGTTTTAAATCAGAGCTTTTATCTGGGAAACACGATTTTGATTCTTCAGGTGGAGATACTTTTAAAATAGCATTATTTACAAGTTCAGCATCTCTAGGTGCAGCAACAACAGATTATGCAACTACAAACGAAATTACTAATACAGCGGGATCTGCATATTCTGCGGGTGGCTCAGCTTTAACAAATACTGGTGTTGGTTTAACTTCAACAACAGCATTTACAGATTTTACTGATGTCTCTTGGACATCAGCTTCTTTCACAGCTAATGGTGCAATGATTTACAACACAACAACAGATGGTGGTTCAGGTACAACTGACGCTGTTTGTGTAATTGCTTTTGGTTCTGATAAAACAGCAACAGCTGGGACTTTCACAATTCAATTTCCTGCGAACGATTCGTCAAACGCAATTATAAGATTAGCATAGGAGTAAGAGATGGCTGGATGGGGTAGGTTTACCTGGGGCCAAGCTTACTGGGGTGAAGATGAAACTTTAGCCACAGGTTGGGGTGCTAAATCTTGGGGTTCTGGTGAATGGGGAAATCTTGCAGATGAAACCGTATCACTTTCTGGCTTATCAATCACATCTACATTAAATGATTCACTTACTATTTCTGGTACTGCATTAGTATTACCAACAGGAGTAGAATCTGAGTTTACATTAGGATCTATTACAAATGTTATTAATGTAACTATTGAACCTAGCGGTATTTCAACTACCTCTGCACAAGGAACAGCTACAACAGATGTTTCTGTTACACCTACTATTACAGGAGAAGAAATTACAGCATCAATTGGTGTTATTGATCCAGCGGATCAAGTTGTTGGATTTACAGGATTAAGTTCTACAGTACAACAAGGTACAGCCTTTGCTCCAAATGAAGATGTATCTGTAACAGGAAGTCAGATTACATCTGCTCAAGGAACAATTACAATTGATACTTCTGTTACACCTACAATTTCAGGTTTTGAAATTACCTCTGCACAAGGAACGGTTATTGTTCCAAACGATGCAGTATCTTTAACTGGTTTTGAAATACCTGTTCAACAAGGAAATATAATAGGGTCAGGTTCAGTAACTGTTCAACCTACAGGAATACAATCAACACTATCTGTTGGCACGATAGATCCAGCAGATCAAATAGTAGGTTTTACAGGGCTTTCTTTTACTGCCTCTATTGGAACATTACCTGCTATAGCTGATCAAGTGGTAAGTTTTACAGGGCTTTCTATAACCTCTACTTTAGGTTCACCTTTTATTATTCATTATCAAAATGTTGACACAGGTAGTAATACGAATTATAGTGGTGTTTCAACAGGCTCAAATACTAGTTATTCGAGTGTTGCAACTGGATCAAATACCAGTTATAACACAGCAGCATAGGAATTAAATTATGGCATCAACATATACAAATCTTGGCGTAGAGCTAATGGCAACTGGCGAAAATGCTGGTACTTGGGGAACAAAAACAAACGCTAACTTAAACCTTGCAGAACAATTACTGGGTGGATTTAAAATTCAAACTTTAAATGCAGCAGGTTCAGGGGCTAACACTACAGCATTAACTGTAGCTGATGGTGCTTTAACAGGTGCTGCTCAAAACAGAGTTATTATTCTTGGGGCCGTTTCACCAGAAGCAATTACAGGAAATAAAATTGTAACATTTCCTCTTCTTACAGAAACTTTTTATTTTATTAAAAACAGCACATCAGGTGCATACACAGTACAATTAAAAGCAGTTTCAGGTTCAGGAGCTACAGTTACTTTTTCAGCAACTGACAAAGGATATAAAGCTATATACCTTGATGGTGTTGCAACTAATACTGGAGTTATTGAAATACCATTATCTACAGCAGGCACAGTAACAGAAACTGGTACACAGACTTTAACAAACAAAACTTTAACATCACCTAAAATTGGTACAAATATTTTAGATACTAATGGAGCTGAATTACTTAATGTAACAGCTACAGGTTCAGCGGTTAATGAACTTACTTTAGCAAACGCCGCTTCAGGTGGAGCACCTATTATATCTTCAACTGGTAACGATACTAATATTGGTATTACTTTAACTCCAAAAGGTTCGGGAGCCGTAAAACTAGATTTACTTACATTTCCTACAGTAACAGGATCAGCAGATCAAATTATGACATCTAACGGATCAGGTGTTTTATCTTTTGTAGATAATTCTGGTGGTACATCATACCAAGCAGTCAAAACTTCAGGATTTACAGCAGTAGCAGGAGAAGGATATTTTTGTAATACAACATCAGCAGCTTTTACAGCGACATTACCAGCAGGAACTTTAGGTGATGAAATTACGTTAATTGATTATGCTGGAACATTTGATACAAACAATTTAACGGTTGCACCAAATGGATCAGAGAAAATAATGGGAACTGCAGCAAGCTTAACTGTAAGCATAGAAAGAGCTGGTTTAACTCTAGTATATACTGATGGTACACAAGGTTGGCTGCTAAAGGATAAATAATCCAATGGCTACTTTTAAAGGTATAAAAGGTTTCACAGTTAAAAATCTACCAGCAGATCCATTACCACTAGCACAAGCACAAGCGGCAAGTCCTTATGCAGGAGCATGGGCTAGTTCTGCAAACATGAATACAGCCAGTGATAATTTAGCTTCTATGGGAACAACAACAGCGGCTTTGGCGGCTGGTGGTAATGCACCTCCTATTACTAATAAATCTGAAACTTGGAATGGTACAGCTTGGACTGAAGGAAATAATTTAAACACAGCACGAAGCCACCTTCATGGAGCAGGAGTTTATACTTCTGCGGTAGTAGTAGGCGGTGAATCGCCTAGTGTTACAAACGCTACAGAAAAATATAACGGAACTAGTTGGACAAGTTCAACTAATTACCCAGCTTCAAAAGCATCTATAGGTGGTATTGGTGCATCTAACACTTCTGCTGTATTTTTTGGTGGCACACCAGGAACAGTAGCAGAAACATATGAATTTAATGGAACTGCTTGGACAGAAACAAATGACATGAACACTGCAAGAAGTGATATGGCGGCATGTGGTACACAAACTGCAGGCATGGCAATCGGTGGTAGCCCAAGAACTGCTGTTGTAGAAAAATACAATGGATCTACTTGGACTGAAGTTGGAGATTTAAATTCAGCTAGAAATGGTTTAGGAGCATCAGCTCAAAGTTCCAATACAAATGCATTAGCTTTTGGTGGGAATGATGGTAGTCAAACAGCAAAAACAGAATCTTGGAATGGTACATCGTGGACAGAAGTGGCTGATTTAGCAACTGCAAGATACGATTTAGGTGGTTCAGGAACAAGTAATACTTCAGCGTTAGCTTTCGCAGGTGGAACACCTGATAGAACATCAGCAACAGAAGAATGGTCTTTTTCAGGAATACCACCAGCATCACCAGTAGCAGATTACACAGATGCAATTGTTGGACAATTTTATTACAATACAGCTTCATCAACTTTTAAAGTTACTTATGCAGGTGAAGGACCTGCAGGCACATGGGCATCAGGTGGTGCTTTAAATGTAGCTAGAAATAATCAATTAGCTGGTGCAGGTACACAAACTGCCGCATTAGCATTTGGTGGTTATACAGGTGCTTCGCCAGCGGCAAACAGTGCTTCTTCTGAAGCATATAATGGTTCAACATGGACAGCAACACCAAGCTTAACTACAGCAAGAAGAAACTTAGGGGGATTTGGTGTTCAAACATCTGCTTTAGCTTTTGGTGGTTATACTGATCCAACTACTGGTAAAACTGAATCATGGAACAATAGTTCTTGGACAGAAGTTTCAGATTTAAATAGTGTAAGAGGTGGTGTAGGAGGAGCTGGAGTTTCAAACAGTTCAGGTATATGTTTTGGTGGTAATCCTACTCCTAGAGCATTAACAGAAAGTTGGAATGGAAGTTCTTGGACAGAAGTTAACGATCTTAATACAGCAAGACAAAATTTAGCAGGAGCAGGAACTGCAACTTCCGCAATAGCTTCAGGTGGGGGTACACCTACTATTACTGCAGAATCAGAATCTTGGAATGGAACATCTTGGTCAACTATAGCTGAATTAAATACAGCAAGAACTGCTACACAAGGTGCAAGTGCTGACAATGCAAGTTTTTTAACATACGGAGGAGAAACTCCTCCAGGTGCTCAATCAGGTGCCACAGAATTTTATAATGGTACTTCTTGGACAGAAACAGCAGATTTAGCGGCTGGAAGATCGGGAGCAGGAGCAGCTGGAACTTCAACTTTAGCTTTATGTTTTGGTTCTCCATCTACTTCAGGTCAAACAGAAGAATGGACAGTTCCTGATTTTGTAATAAAGACCGTGACAACAAGTTAAAAGTAATTTATAACAACAATAACAAAGGAGAAAACTATGGCAAATAAATAT